AGTTAGAGTTGCCACGGCAAAAACACCTGCATCGGCATCTGATACTGGTACAACCGGAGAGATTTGCTGGGATGCCAATTACGTCTACGTTTGCACTGCCACGAACACATGGAAGCGCTCAGCAATCAGCACCTGGTAACGCCCTTTAGACCTACTCACTGCGATGCCTCACGTTTCTTACTGCTGCCAGCGTTGCGGTGAACAGATCGGGTGGGTTGGGAGATTCTTCCAGCTCATCCGTTGCGTTGATGCTTTGTGCGAAATCGCCGCTGAGCTTGAAGCCCAGTAGTCACCTTCTCTAGTCACCTTCTAATTTGACTCAAATTTGAAGTTGGCCAGTCCACGTCGCTAGGCGGGCAACCGGCCTGTTCAACAGGTTGCACCACTCTTAGCCTTAAGGCACCGCCACACCACCCATGGCTGACACCTACACCTGGACCGTAAACCAGCTCGAACGACTGGCGCAAACCGGAGAGATTCAGACGGTTCACTATTCGGTGGCCGCTCGCAGTGAAGATCAGGTGTACGCCAGCTCGGCCTACGGCAGCCTGGGCCTCGACCCCGCTGACCCAGACAACATGATCCCCTTCGCTGATGTCACCGAGGGCGAAGTGGTGAGCTGGGTGCAGGCCAAGTGCGGCGAGGAGAAGGTGGAAGAGATCCACCAGGCCCTCTCGGCGCAGATCGCAGAGCAGCGCAGCCCTAGCAAGGCTGCAGGTGTGCCATGGGGGTGATCCTTATGTGTACTGCATCACTGCTAGCCATCGCCATTCTCGGAATGATGGTCTGGCAGTGGTGTCACACTTCTGATTGGCAAGATCGCTATTGGTGACGATCAACGCAAAAGGGTGGCAGGTAGCCGGTCCTCACGCGGTGCCGGCCTCACCGCAGCCTGCCACTGCGGATCGCCTAAACGCCTCAAAAGGGTTTAGGTGTCAAGCTTAGCAGGTAGCTAAGCTAATGGCATGATCGAGCTGATCGCTGCTGTTGCCGGGGCTTCGATCTCCGTTGCCGCGATGGGCGCGATGGGAGTCAGTAGGCGCAACGATGAGGCGAGAGACGCCGTGGTGCGTTTGACCAGCGCCGTTGAGCACATAGCCACCCAACTTGAAGTGCTCGGCAGCGACATCAAAGAAGACCGCAAGGAAACCTTTACGCGGCTGAATACGGTTGAGCAAAGGGTATCTAAGCTAGAGGCACGGCCGCCTGCTTAGCCATGGAGTTTCTTTCGCATCCTGCCTTCTGGATCTGCGTCGCTGCTGCCAGTGAGTTGATTGCGCTGTCGCCTCTGCGCGATAACAGCATCATTCAACTGGTGTTTCATGCGCTGCGCGCGCTGAAAGGAAAAAAGCTTTGATCAGCTTTGGCAAGCTCGGTTGGCAGCGTCGACTAGAGCAAGCTATCCGTCAGTGGTGGTTTGAGCTGACGTTACCGGCCAAGCTGGATCAAGCCGAAGCGGAGTGGCACGCAGCGCAACCTGCGGAGCCAGAGCCGGTGATCACTCATCACGCGGTTGACGATAACCTGCAGACAGGCGAAAGCCGCAAACTTGGCGGCGCAATGGAGATCAAGTCACCATGGTCAAACTGACCGACCTATTCAAGTACTACAAACACGGCACGCCGCATCAAATGGCGGCCATCTCTGAATTAGAGGCTGAGCTATTAAAAGTTGCGCCTGAAGTCTTTAATAGGGATCAGCCGTGGCACAAGACTTGGCAGGCTGGCGGCAAGTTGCATAATTATGACCCAGCCATAAAACTCATTAAAGAGTTTGAGGGTGTGCATCTCAGCGCTTATCCAGATCCGCTGCACGGATGGGATGTGGCAACGATTGGCTACGGCACCACGCGCTACCCAGATAACCGCAAGGTGCAACGCGGCGACAAGATCACCGTGATTGATGCCGATCAGTTGCTGGCGCTTGAGGTGGAACGCATCGCAGCAAAACTGCGCAACAGCGTGCCGTTTTGGAATGAGATGACGGGCAACAAGCAATGCGCGTTGATCTCCTTCGCTTACAACCTTGGCGCCGGCTTCTACGGCAGCACTGGTTTTGAGACCATCAGCAAATGCCTTGTCGGCAAGGACTGGCAGGCAGTGCCAGCAGCAATGGAGTTGTACCGCAACCCAGGCAGTGCCGTAGAGGCAGGTTTGCTGCGTCGTCGCCGCGCAGAAGGCAGGCTATGGGCTGGTGAGCAGCAGCAGGATCCATCCAAGCTGTCACCCAATAGCGCATTTACAGCTCGCATTACGCCGCACGTGCAGCTTGGTGAGTTTGCGCTATTTCAAGAAGCACGGCGCTTTGACTATCAATACCAGCTCGACACGGCAGCAGAGCTAGCGGCATTCCTTGAGCGTGCACGTGTCAAGTTTGGCGGCAAGCCCGTGGTCATCACCAGCGGCTATCGCCCGCGTGCCATCAATGCAGCGGTAGGTGGTTCCAGTGGTAGCGAGCACCTATACGATGCGCCTGACGTCGGTGCTGTTGATTTCTATATCCGCGAGGTCAACATTAACCACGTGCAAGAGTGGTGCGATCAGAACTGGCCGTATTCACTCGGCTACGGCGCACCTAAAGGATTTGTGCATTTAGGAATGCGTCGCGGCAAGCCAAAGGTACGATGGGATTATTGAAGCCACTGCGTGGATCACTGCATTGATGGCGCAAACCTCATCCCGAAACGCAGTGCAAAACATAGATTCAGGCAGCAAATCTTTGATGCATGGCAGCATCAATGTGCCTACTGCGGAGATGCAGCTGACACGTTAGATCACGTCAAGCCACGCCATAAAGGTGGCGCTACTGTAACGACTAATCTTGTGCCAGCTTGCAGGCCATGTAATCGAAAGAAGGGCAGCGAAGAATGGCAGCAGTGGTTCAATCAGCAGGATTCTTATCTGCTAGATCGTGAGCTTGCTGTGCTGCATTGGATTCAAGCATCTGATGATAGAACACCCTAGCCTGCCATTCTTGCTGGTGATCTTTACACATTCCAGCTAGGCAGACCCTCCAGACGTTCCCGACTTTCTGTATTGTTGGCGCCAAGTGGGGTGCCTGCCAGCGGGTTGCCTATCAGCATACGAAGGCGGCTGATGCCACGCCTTTGTATTTCGCCCATGCGCGCACGTGACAGGCCCATGCGCTTTTCTAGGTCATTCCATGGCACTGGATTGCGACTGTTGCGTGCGTAGATGATTTCACGAGTGCGATCATCTAAATGCTCATCGCAATAGTCGCGCACCGTTTCAAGTTGCCAATCGTATTCAACGTCGTATTGTCTTTTATCGGCAATGATGTCAAGAATGTTAGATGATTCATCTTGTGCAGGCTTATCAAGACTTGTAACTCGATACGACTGCTGCAATGTGTCAGATATTACCTTAGGGGTCACATCAAGCACTGCAGCAAGCTCCGCCATGGTCGCTGTGCGTCCATGCTCTTGCGCAAATGCCTGCGCTGTCTTGTTGAGCTTGATCAGCATTTCATGCACGCCAAGAGGCAGCCTGATGATTGGATCGTATTGAATCAATGCACGCCCGATGGATTGACGGATCCACCAGTAGGCGTAGGTGCTGAATTTGTAGCCACGGGTGTAGTCAAACAACTCAACAGCGCGCGCAAGACCGATGTTGCCCTCCTGGATCAGATCCAGCATGTCAAGCGTTTGCGTGTTGCGCCTGCTGTACTTGCGTGCAACATGCACTACAAGCTGCAGGTTGGATTGCATGAACTTTTGCCGCGCGCGCTCACCGCTGCGTAGTTCACGGCGTTCTTGTGTTGTTAAAGGTCTTTCAAGATCCTTTAATTCTCTCCACTTTGAGACGCGACGGCCAAGTTGTATCTCTTGTTGCGGCGTGAGTAATGGATACCGCGCGATACTGTTTAAGTAGTCGCCAATAGCGTCAGACATGGAGAATCCGTTAGTACATACAATGGAAGCACAATTCCACGGTGCTGCCAATGCTGCGCAGCTACGTGCGTTACATGCTGCAGCAGATTGGGGCGGACTGTTGGAATATGCGCTGCTGCTAGCCGAGCAAGAAGCAAGCCAGCGGTCTCAAATCCACTGGCTTGCGCAAGAAGCGTCGGCAGCGTTGCGGACTGGTCTAGAGCAGTGGCACCTAGATGCCGCTGAAGAACTGCTTCGAGGCCGTCGTCGTGAGATCTGAGTTGTAATGGCCAGTGACGCTGTAGCTGGTCACCGGCTGCTGGCTCATGCGGAAGAACACCATCTGCCCGATCTTTAAGCCAGGCCAAAGCGGCAGTGGCAGGATCTGACGTGAGTTCTTCAGTTCCAAGGTCAGCACGCTGCCATGCCAGCCAGGATCTGCGTAACCGGCGTGCAGGTTTTCATAGCCTTCACGTGCGCGGCTTGACTTAAGGAAGAACAGGCCGGCAATGTTCTCCGGCATGTTGAACACTTCAATCGTCTGCGCAAGGATGAATTGCCCAGGCTTCAGCTCGTAAGGGTTCTCTGCCGTGCGTCCTGTAATGCTGAGCGGCCGCATGTTGAGGTTTTCAACAGACTCGATCATGATCGTGTCACCAAGCCGTAAGTCAAGGCTGGCGGGATTGATCAATGCCTCGTCGTAGTTCGGCACCATGCCATCGGTGCACAGCGCTTTGATCTCGTAGTCGCAGAGGATTGTCATTGGTTGAATGGGTAGTTGGTCTGATTATTCGGGCAGCGTCTCCAGTGCGCGGCGGATAGTATCGGCAGCTCCTTCCTTGAGGTAGCCCCTGTCAAAACTGATGTGCAGCTCGTCAAGCGCCTGCTCCTTCAAACTCGGCGGCTTGGGCTCGGGGCGGCGGGTGGTGCGGAGATCTTGTGCAATATGAGCAACTGTGGTCACCTTCAATCGCTCGTACACATATTCACAACACGCCTTTAGCTCCTGATCTGCGCCCCATTGGACGGCGCGATTGGCAAGGTCTAAATGAAAGTTGGCTTGGGCAACCGTGCCACCAAAGTAAGCATCAACCCATTGCTGCACCAGCTCCGGCGGCGGGGTGATGGGATGTTGTTGTGTCATTCAAGCCAGCTCCATGCAATGCGTTGGCAGATGCGCCATGCGTGTTTTTTGTCAATGCCGTAGCGTTCTGCTAGTTGTCTGTAGCTGTTACCAGCAACACGCAACTGGCGCAGTTCACGTACATGATCTTCTGTAAGAAACGCGGCGTAGTTTGCCTCGCCGCGCTTAAATGGATCACTCATCTACATGCAACAGCAACGCACGCATGTACCAGTCGGCTTTGCCGTAATCCTGATCGGCATTGCCCTTGTGCTCAGCGCGCCACAGGTATTTGATGACGTTGCCTTTGCAGTAAGCGCGAAAGCCGTCATCACCGAGTGCTGCCTTAATGGCTTGAATGCACTCAATGTCGCCGTGCTTGTAATGCGGCGGATGGTTGACGAGATCACTCATCACCTAAAGCCTCTGCCATGTCGCGGCGGATCAGATCAGCAATGCGCTGTTGATACAAGCCGGTGTAAGTGCAGCATGTCCGGCCGCTTTGCTCGTACAACCACTGCAAGTAGTCATCACGGCGCTGCTCAGTTTTGTGGTTGATCATCTTGCGTCAGCTCCAGGAGTTCAAGAATATGCGCGGCAAATGCCACGTGTGTCATTACTGCATGGGTGCCGGGAGGGCGCCCGTAGGACGCCTCCCACCACTCCTTGAATGCAATGTCAAGTGTGGTTTCGTTCATCAGAACACAGGCTCCTCGCTGGTGGTTGCTGCGCCGCGTGGCATGAATTCAAAGCGCTGGATACTGAGCACATGCTTGCTGCGCTTAGCGCCGGTTTCCTTGTCGTTCCACTCTTGCCGGCGTACAGCACCAGTCACAAGGATGCTGTCGCCTTTTTTGAGCTTATCAACGATCAGCTCAGCAGATTTGCCCCAGATCTCGCAGTCGATTGCGTTATTGATCCAGTTGCCGTCTTTGTCTTTGCCTTCCTGGATACCACCAGCGAAGTTGGCAACCATGGTGCCGGATTCAAAAGCACGCAGTTGCGGGTCGGTGATGATGCGAACGATGCCGGTTGCGTAAAGGCTCATGTCAGTTCAGTGGTGTAATGCCATTGGCTTCTTCAAAAGCCAAGACTTGTGCAAGGGGATAGCGAACACGTGGCGTGCCTGCTGGTAGGCCAATGCGTGGTGCAGTGATGTAAGCAGGGCCAATACCGCGTGCACGCTGGTTTTTGATGGCGGCTGGCTTCAAGCCCCAACGTGCTGCCAGCTCATCAGTGGTGAGGAATGGTTCAGTCATCAGCGAAGGGATCCTCCGATGGCGTGTCGGATAGAACCGCTTCGCGCTCTACAGCAAGGCGCAGCAACTCATCGTTCTGCTCATCGCTGAGATCAGGCTTGCGTTTATCCATGCGCGCTACCACCTCCTGCAGTTTGTCCAGCGTGTCGGCCTTGGCAATCGCAGCCTTGCCGGCCTGGAACAGCTTGGCGTCGCCTGCAGGTGCAGGTGCAGCGGTAACGGTCACCGGCTCCACTTCTGCCTGCTGCATCTCATCGGTGCTGTACACGCCTGAAAGATTGGCGGGAAAAGCCCGGCGCAATGCCAATGCCTCAGAGCACTTGGCGATCATCGCGGCACCCATCTTGGACCACAAGCCTTGGCCGGCATTGTAATCTTGGAACCGTGCCACTCCTGTGAATGGATGGCTAGCACCTTTGCGCCAGATGGTGGTCTTGGCCGCGGCAGGTGGCTTGCTGCCTAGCCATACATCAGTCCACTGGCCGTCTTCACCGCACCATTCGGTGATGCTGCCATCCAGTTGCCCAGTGCGCTCGGCAATGGCACGCAAGCCGTCGATGCCGGCTTGGATGGTCATCTTTCCAGCCCGCTTGATTGCGTAGATCTGCTTGCTGAACGGATCCAGTCCAGTGCGCTGGCAGGCGTAAGCAAACAGGCGCAACTCGTCATTGCTGCAGCCAGGCGCAATGGTGGTCGAGATCAGCTGCGTTTGCTCTGGAGTCCAGAGCGTGATTGATGTGCTCATTGTGCTTCAGTTAATGCTTTTGCGTCTTGAAATAAAGTGATCGCTTTAGCCAGAAAGATTCTGGTTTCTCGACTGAGCTTTGGAAAATCAGCCGCAACTTTGCTAAGCATTGCAGTGCTCCAGTCGTCCATCTTGATGCGATCCTTCAGTGAATGGCATTCTCGGCAGCAATCGACAGTATCAATGCCGCCGTGCCGCATCGGAACAGGGAAATGATCGCCAGGGGCGGAGCGGGAAACGCTGTAAACGCAATCGCAATACACACAAATGCGGTGTACGCGATGGTTGCTCATTAAAAGTCCTCCGAAGTAATAGCAGACTCGTTGCGTAATGCCCATGAAGGTAGGCTGAGCGCTTGGCACGTGTCGCCGTAGCCAGGCCACTCCTTGGTGGCTTGGCAGTCGGCAATCACGCGCATGTCACGTTGCCGTAGCTCATCACCAGCAGCCATGGCCGCGGCGTCCAGCTCGTAGACAGCAACCGCATACGGAGCAGTCTTCTCAACGGCAATAAACACAAACCGCTCAGCACCGTGCAAGCCGGCTAGGTAGTGGCTCGCTTGCACATGGTAGCGGAAGGTAGCCACGCTACGGGCGAAGCCGGCAGGGCTGGCATCCGTGGTGGTCTTGAGATCCACCACAGTGCTGCCGTAGTACCAGTCAGGCCGGCACTTGCACCGCAGCCCGGTGCCGGCATCATCCCACCAGAAGGACTGCTCAGCCTTGCCATGGGCAAGCAGTGCTGCTGCTGCTTGGTGGCTGCGGACGGCATCGGCCATTGCCAGTGCCAATTCCATATCGCTGCCGGTGACGGCTTCAATGCCAGCAGCAGCCATGTCGGCAGCCTGCTCTTTGCCGGCCTTGGTGTTGCGTGGAGCGCAGACGCCATAGCGGCCCGCTAGCTCACTGGGCTCAAGCACTGCGCAATGCACCAGTGAGCCAAGCCGCATAGCGGCAGTCGGCTCGGGTGCGCTGCGCTTGGGGTCGAGGTAGCGGCTCCAGTAGTGGTAGGGCGACTTGGCCACTGCGTGCAGGTGCGAAGCGCTGACGGCTGGGTCAGCGTGGTAGTCGGCGTTGCTGGTCACGCTGCTGCCCCACTACGCATCTGGCGGTGCATCCGGCTGGCGGTGCCGTAGGTGGCGACCAGCTCGGGAAACGCATCCAGCAGGCGGCGCTTGTTGCCGGGGTCAGCCTTGAGGCCAGCGTGCGCTAGCGCTTGGAAGAAACCACCGCCGTGCTGGTAGGCGGTGGCAAATGTCCAGTAGATGTCTGATTCAGTCATTGTTGGTAATAGCGTCACTAATGTTGACGCCAGCATCTTCTACGTGAATACAAATACTGGAAAGCTGTTTTTCAATGCGCTCAAGACTATTTGCGATGAGTTGCATTTGATCGGCAAATAAAACAATGGCTTTAATTAGATCAATGCTGTGTTTTTCAGTCATGGCTTGAGCTGCTCTTGGCAGGCGTGATGGCTGTAGGCGGGCTGCTGGCGGCCGGTGTCATAGGCCATTGCCCAGACACCGAAGATGATTGCCAGCACGGCAAAGCGGTTCAGGTTGTTCATGCCATCAGCGCCTTGCGGACGCGATAGGTGGACAGGTTGAGGCGGTCGGCAATGCGCTTCTGGCTCAGTCCAGTGCGGCGCAGTACGCGGATGCGGCGGTCGTCAGAGGCGGTGAGCCAGTCGATCACGGCGACTACTACCAGCAGCGGCAGCAGCAGTTTCCAGATGATCAGCAGTGCGGTTGTGAGCATGGTTGGGGTCGCAGTGTGTGGTTGCCGGATTGGGAGCGGCTCCGGCGGGCCGCGTGGGCTCAGTCGTCGAGCAGAGTCTGGTCAAACCACCAGCAGGTTTTGAGGAAGGCGTTGGTGCGGGCCTCCTCCGCAGCGCGCTCAGCGCGGTCACGCTCGCGGAGGCGGATTGCGCGAGCCAGCTGCTCGGCTTCGGTGAGGCGGGGTTGTTTCTTGGTCATGGTTCTCGGGGTGGGGTGCAGGACTGGTTGCCTGCTGTCCCCATATCCTACACCATGTGCAGCCGTGGTCAACCCTGCCTAGTAACGAATCGACACAGTTGCGGTGCCATCTAGCGGCACGCCTAGGCGGTAGGCGGCGCCGGCGCTGAGATCCAGCGACCCGCAGTCGCAGCGATCAGTGACTGGCACGGTCAGCAGGCGCCCGCGGTGTTGCACCGTGACGCGCGTGCCGCATGGCAACCATGGATGGGCGGCCGACACATCCCAGTGCCGGTAGGTGCCACCGCAGTACGTGGTGCGCCCGTGGTACCAGCCGTCGTAGACGGTGGCAGTCACCTGCCGGGCTTGAGCAGGCGACAGCAGCAGGATTGCTGCAGTAATCAGTGCACGCATGATGCTTGAGGTGATTGGTGTGCCGGGCCAACCGGCGGTGCGGGCTTATTCAGGCCCTGTTGCGCTCGGGTTTAACGGCCTCGTGTGCGCTGTTCGGCCGGCGGTTGAGTTTTGCGAGTGGGCCGCTCCCCTCGTGACGTCATCCTACACCATCGGCAACCGTGAGCAACCGCTCCGCATCGCTGACCGATCGCGCCACGCCGGCAATGCCACCAGCCGCCTGGACCGCATCTAGCCACTGCTGCTGCTCAGGGCGCAGCCTGCCGGTTGCGGTTTTGACCTCTATGGATAGGAATACCGCCACGGTGCTGCCGACCATCTCGGGCGTAATGGTGACGCGCTTCCAGCCGATCAAGTCAGCGCTGCCCTTGCACAGTCCGAACTGCACGGGGCGGCCATTGGCGTCCTTGAGCGTGCCGGTGTTATTGCGGAATAGGCGCGTGTTGCCGTTGCTGCAGGCGATGCGGATGTGCTGCTGAATCTGTTGCTCAGATGCCATGCCTCTTAGCCAGTCGCGCCTGGTAGACACGTTCCGCCCATCCTCGCTTGTAGCCGCGTTGCTGCGCTAGCTGGCGTAGGTCGTCGAGGGATTGGGCGCTGCCTTGTTGGCGTTTTACTCCTTGGCTGTCCGGTCTAACGCGTGATCTGTCGACATCCATTTTATCTCCAGGTCCAATCAATCCAGCCTGGGTAGCTTCTACGGTAATAGTTTTTTCTACCCATTGACCATTAACTTTTTCAGCGGAATATCTACATACCTCGAATCCACTCATCCACCCGTAGTCTGAACCAAAATAAACTTCTACGGGGCTTCGATATCTAAGCCACGATTGATCCAGAGATTTTACCTCCACCAACTCCCCATCAACCTGCTGCAGCTCGCGGCGTTCCTGCGGTGCAAACACATGACCGCATTCGCGGCATACCTGCACCGCACTGGCACTAGTGGCGAAGCACTGCGGGCACACCTTGACCGATGGCGCCTGCTCGCGGTCGCGTTTTTTGATGCCATCCAGGGTCCAATCTCGTGGTTCTAAGTGGTGTCCCATCCTGAGCGTGTTGCCGACGTGATCGAGCACTACGGCGCGCTTGCCGGGTTGCGGGCGCAAGCATCGGCCGATCATCTGCAGGTGCAGCGCCACTGATGCTGTTGGCCGCAGCAGGATGCAGCCGCCGACGCTTGGCACGTCCACGCCCTCGCCGATCAACGCGCAACTGGTCAGCACCTTGATGCGACCTATCGCTAAATCAGCCAATAGCTGCCTTCTATTGGCTGCATCCATGCTGCCGTCGATACTGGCCGCGGCGATGCCTGCTGACTGGAAGAGTGCTGCCACTGCCTCCGCGTGCGCCACAGAGCAGCAGAACGCAATCGCGGTTTGGCCTGGCAGGTGCTTGCGGTAGTGACCAAGGCAATCACCCATGATCGTGCCGACGCGCTGCTCAGCCTCCTTGGGGTCGAAGTCACCCATGCGCTTGCGCAGGCCGGTGCTATCGAAGCCAGGCGGTGCCAGCACCTTGGCAGCAGCAAGGAATCCATCATCCGTCAACTGCTGCGCTGTTGGACCTTCCACCATGCACTGATAGTGCTCGCCTAGGCCGCGGCCATCCGAGCGGATCGGTGTTGCCGTCACACCCAGCAACTTGGCGGCTGCAAAGTGCTGAACCGTCTTGGCCCATGTGCCAGCCGTGGTGTGGTGCGCCTCATCGACCACTAGAAGCTGGAAGAAATCACGCGGTAGCAGGTGCAGCCGGCGGGCAACGGTTTGCACGCTGGCAATCTGCACGGCATGACTGAGATCCATGCTGCGGCCAGCGCTGATGCGGCCATGCGGCATTGGCATAACGCGGCTGGCCTGATCCAGCAGCTCTTGCCGGTGCACCAGCACCAGCACGCGGTTGCCCTTGATGCTGGCCTGCTCTGCGATGTAGCTAAAGCACACCGTCTTGCCGCCACCAGTCGGCAGCACTGCTAGGACTGACTTATGCCCTAGCTGGTACTGCAGTCGGATGTCGTTGATTAGTTGCTGTTGGTAGGGGCGTAAGTTCATAATCAAAACTGATCAAGGTCGATCAGCGTCGGCTGGTCTTGCTGCCTGGTTTGCTCTACAGCAATCTCCATGTTCTTAATGGCTTGCTTGTAATAGCTCTCCTTCAGCTCAATACCAATCCCACGACGCCCAAGCTGAACAGCGCCATAAACTTCACTGCCGACACCCATGAATGGTGTCAGCACTGTCTCTCCTGGGTTGGTCCGCAAGCAAACCGCGCGATCAATTACGTCAAGCTGCAGCGGATGCACATGCTTTTCGTCGTCTGGATCTTTGCAGTCACGAAATGGCAGCACCCGACCCATGTTGATGTCATCCCAGATGGATGACGCATACCGACGCCAGATCCAATGGCTAAACCTATTCTCGGTTTGCTTGCCTTTCCAGTTGCGGTACTGTTGTAAATCTGCTGGGATCGGGCACTCGCCGGCGTAGTGATCCAATCCAGTTGGATTTGCAATCGGTATCTTATTTGCGCCACTGCGACGGAATACCAGTAGGTAGTCAGCAGATGCGACGCCTGCATAGGCTGCATCGTCAACGATGGTCTTATGCGCCAAGTTCTTGACCATGGTGCGGTTGCGAACCCATAGCGGCTCTTTCCAGATCGTGTGGCGCGCCACATAGTGCCAGCCGCATTGTTCATGGAGCGCGATGATTTTGCCAGGCAGGTCCAGCAGTGAGTCCTGGCCGCTATTTCCGCTTGGAATGTCAGTGCAATGCACAGCCGTCAACCGACCTGGCAAGGTCAGCCGATGTAGGTCGCGGACCACATAGCCGTAGTGATCCATAAACTGATCGTAGTCTCGACAGTTGCTGATGTCACGCTCGTTTGAGCTGTAGACATACAGGCCCGCAAATGGTGGCGAGTATACAGAGAAATGGATTGATTCAGATGGCAATCCTTGCATCACTTCAATGCAGTCGCCGTTGTAAATGGCGTAACGGTCGGTAATCACAGCCATGATGGAACCTCAATAGGAGTGGCGTTGTATTCTTTGCGCTGGATGTCCAGCGAGTGATTCATTTCGGCAACTAAGTTGCCAAACATTTGCTCAGCCTGCAACCGCTTGCGGTGTAGGTTCTCCATGATCCGCCGCTCTCCTTCGGTGAGGATGATGTCAACGGTCACAGGATTTTTCTGTCCAAACCGCCAGCAGCGCCTAACAGATTGGTAGTACTGCTCAAAGCTATGGGACGGGAAATAAGTCACATGGCTGCAGATTTGAAAATTCAATCCCCATGCGCCGATCTTTGGCTTGGTGACCAGCACCCGCGCTCGACCCTCAGCAAAATCAATCAACCGCCGCTCTTTCGTATCGTCCTTGTCTTTGCCAGATACCTGAATAGCGCCCGGTATCAGTCGCTCAAGCAAATCGCCCTCCTCGTTGAGGTGGCACCACACCAGGGCACTTTGGCCGGTGCTGGCAACCATACTGGCAACCTGCTCGCACCGTTCGATGACCGTGCGCTTCTTCTCTGCGCGTTGCTCGCGTAGGTCAGTTGCAGGGATCGCAAACAGCATCCCATCAGGTACTGTCTGCGTCTCTATCAGGTGATCGCGCTCATGCAATGCCGGCAGCACAAACCGGCCGTCATCAAAGCCAAGGTCTGATGGTTTGCGGCAAGCTCTAGCCCAGCTTGTCACCCATCGCCAGAACGGTATTTCGGCATGGCCCTTAAACCTCCACTTGGGCGTCTCGCCGTACATGCGCCGACTGGTCAGGTTGTTTTGGTCGTTCTTGAAGAACCGAGCCAGCATGTCCATATGACCCATGTAGCCAAGGGCTTCAGAGCTGGTGCCTAGCTCTATGAAGTCGTTAGGCGCAGCAGTGGCGGTGGCTAGCAACCGATAGGGAACCTTGCGCATGAAATCGGTGATCTCATTGCGGCGGGCGCCATCAAAGCTCTTAAGGATGCTGCTCTCATCGCACACCACCCCGGCAAAGTCTGCTGGCTTGAAATGCTCAAGTCGCTCGTAATTGGTAATCACAATGCGGCCCGACACGGTGCCATCGCTGCTGCGGCGACACTCGATGCCGAACTTTTCACCCTCGCGGATGGTCTGCGCAGCAACAGCCAACGGCGTCAAGATCAGCACCGGCTTACCAGTGTGGCGCGCCACGTTCTCAGCCCATGTGAGCTGCATAGCGGTTTTGCCTAGCCCGCAGTCGGCGAAGATCGCAGCGCGACCCTTGCGCACAGCCCAATCAACCAGCGACTGCTGAAAGTCAAACAACTGATCCGGCATGAACACCGGGTCAAACCCGTGGGTCGCACCCTCGTGTGTCTTTTGGTCTAGGAAATCTTTGTAGGTCATTCGTTGGGTTGAGTCAGCCGCTTGTGCTGCAACAATGCTTGAAAGTCTGTTGGCTTTGAGATCCACATGTGCCCATGCGTAGGACAACGAATCTCGCCGTGATGCTGGGTGTCAAGTCGAAGCCTGAACGGTGATTCTTGCCCGCATTTGGGGCAAGGCATGGTCTCCATAGGCGCGAATGCCGTGAAGTGCCCTGTAACCATAGCGGATCCCGCTAAGCTTGGCAAGCCTTCAGCCAAGACCGTGCATCCCATCTCAGTTTTGTTCGCGCCGCAGCAGGTGCAGTGGCTGGATCGGCAGCGGACTGCTGGTCTGTCCCGCAGCGCCGTGATCCGCCTTGTGGTTGAAGAAGCCATGCGCCGCGCCAAGGAGTCCAAGTGTGCCTGCAGCAAGAATTGGCCCGCCTGCCCGACGACTGGGGTTATGTCGCCGTGGATGGGCAAAAGCGCCCGTATCAGCCGGCGTGGCAAGACAACCCACTTAATAAGGATGCGCTGCTGGCCGAACTGAGCAGCGGTCGCGCACGTGCCATTGGCGTGTGCTGCGGCGTGCCGTCCGGTGGTCTGTTGTTTTTGGACCACGATGGCAAGTCAGCCAGCACGCTCTTGGCCGAGTGGGATCTGCCGCTGTCATCCCTGCCGCGCAGCTGGGTGGTCAAATCAGGCCGCGATGGCCGGATGCAAATCATCTACCACGTGCCTGAGCAGTACTGGGATGCGATCGCCACGCGCAAATACAAGACCGGCGTTATTGATGACGACGGCAAGGCCGAGCAAGTAGAGCTGCGCTGGAACGGCTGCCAGTCCGTCGTAGCCGGGGCACACCCACAAACCACCGGCTACTACTGGGTGCCAGGCCATGGGCCAGGTGACCGCGACATAGCAGAAGCGCCGCTTGGATTGATTGAGCGGATGCTCAGACCGCAGCCGCAGCCGATGCGCGCCGAGCTAGTCCAGCTGCCTGACCCGCAAGGCGATGCAGATCGCGCGCGGTCATACCTCGCCGCATTGGATGCCAACCGCGCTGATGACTACGACGACTGGCTTGCGGTTGGCATGTCGCTTCACAGCGTCGGCGATGACAGCCTGCTCGATCAATGGGAACAGTGGTCGGCGCAGTCCGCTAAGCACAAACCCAGCGACTGCCAACGCAAATGGCGGAGCTTTAAGAAATCCGGCATCACGCTCGGCACCCTTGGCGACATGGCCAAGAAAGACGGATGGCGTAGCGCCAGCCCGGTACGGCGTGAGCCTGGTGGTCGCACTGCTGATCCCGAGCCGCAGTCTGGCGGTCGTGCGCCAGTAGGCGGCAGCCCGCAAAAGCTAGAGGCTGCTGAGCTGCTGGAGTACCTGCGTCGCAATGCCGGTGACATCAGGCTCAACATCTTTACCCAGCAGATCGAGGTCGATAACCAAGTGATCGAAGGCGTCGACCGCTATTACCTCAAGCTGGCAGAGCAGGGCTACAAGGTCGGCAAAGAGCTTGCCATCGACTGCTTGGTCCAAGTGGCAAGCGAAAAGCCATATGACCCGGTGCGCCTTTACCTAGAACACTGCGCCGACCACGTTGCGCCGACCTACATCGACAGGCTGGCCACCGCTTACCTGCGGCCGTGCGATGCCGCGCTGCCAGAGCCGACCATCTATGACGAGATGCTCAAGCGCACGCTGATCGGTGCTGTAGCGCGTGCCTTCAACCCTGGCTGCAAACATGACACCGCCTGCGTATTGATGGGCGATCAAGGCGCCTACAAGTCCAGCTTCTGGGGCTGCCTAGGTGGTCCGTTCTTCTCAGATGCGTTAGGCGACATCAGCACAAAAGACGACGTGATGGTGCTTCATCGGTCGTGGATGATGGAGTGGGCGGAGCTTGACCACATCACAGGTAGGCGTCATGCCGGACAGGTAAAAGCCTTTCTTTCGCAGGCTATTGATCTAATGCGCGTGCCTTATGGCAAGGAAGTTGAGTCATTCCCAAGGCGTGGCATCATCGTTGGCACAACTAACAAAACCACTGGGTTTCTAGTGGATGAAACTGGCAACCGCCGCTTCTGGGTGATCCCGACCACTAAGACGCAGCAGGACCAGATTGATACCGCTTCACTGATGCTTGAACGCGATGCGATTTGGTCCGCTGTTGTACATGCCTACAGGGCAGGTGAGACCAACCGGCTACCCGTTGAGATGGAAGTCAAGGTGACCGAAGAGAACGATAACTACGTGATTGACTCGCCATGGCATAGTGCCATTGAGGAATACCTTGCCCGCAGGCGCTCTAGTGATGTGCTCACGATTGAGGACGTTCTTACTCACGGAATCAAAAAACCACTCGAGCGGCAGAACCGCTCGGATCAGATGCAGGTGGCTGCGATTCTCAAGGATCTCGGGTTGGTCCGCAAACGAGAGGCGACAGGCAAGAGACGCTGGCACTACGCCCCGTCCTAAGTGGGTGCGGACGGCGAGATCCATTGCGGTGACTGGGTTTTGAGCCGTCCTATCCCCGTCTGGTCCTACATAGGGTTTAAGAGTTTCCTAATCCCCCTCCCCCTCCCCCTCTTTATCCCATTTTATTAAGAGGTTAGGACGGTAGGACGGTAGGACAAGCCCAGTGGCCGCAAGGCGTCTCACCGTCCGAACCCCGCAAACTGCGTTAGGACGCCGCTTTTTGCCTATGCTCCGCCTCGATTGGAACCACTGAATGCCCGAAATCAAGATCAATGTCACCGCTGACGACCTGGCGCGGTTGAACGCTGAAGCAGCAGCGCATGGGATGCCGCGTGCGCATCTGATCCGGCAGCGTGCTTTGAGTGGTGGGGTTGTTGCAGGATTGACCACGGCGGCTTACCATGCTCTGGTGGCGGACGCCTGCGCATTCATGCGTGGTGATCTGAACCGCCGACACGTTGAAACCCTCGTCGCATATGTCATCGCTCATTCACATTCCAGCCAAGCAGCAACCGGTGATCAATCGGCTGCATGAGACCATGACCCAAGCAGTGGCGCATGCCGCAGCCATTGCCGACAACGCCATTGATGACGGCGTACCGCTACCCATGGAGCTTGTGGATAGCTTCGCCGCTGATTACGAACGCATCATCACCAGCCTCGTCACTGCCGCCACCGTCAAATGAAAGCCGTCACCTGCCAAGCTGATCTCGATCACGCGCTGCGCACCATTGCGCCAGCCGTTGGTCACCGCAGCAGCCATCCGATCCTTGATTGCTGCCCGATCCAATCCGCTGGTGGCGCCATGACCATCACCGGCTTCAACCTTGACCTCGGCATCACCGTCACCATTCCGGCCGCAGTGGAGACCGATGGCGCTGTAGCGCTGCCGTATCGGCTGCTGGCTGGCCTTGTGAGCCGCTTTGACGGCGATGAGGCTCTGACCCTCGCAGATGGCGCTCTGACCGCTTCTGCGGGCTCCTACGGGCTTGCAGCGGCCGATGCGGCGGATTACCCCGCGCTGCCGGTTGTGGACGCTGCTACAAGCGAGCTGCACCTATCCGCCGGCATCCGCGCCTGCATGGCAGCTGCCAGCACCGACGCCAGCAAGCAGATGCTCCAAGGCATCCACCTCGGCAACGGCCACATGGAAGCCACTGACGGGCATCGCTTGATGCGTTATGCCATTGACCTGCCAGATGGCCTAGACCTCGTGCTACCAGCCAGCACCATGCGCCTGCTGCAGGATCGCGTGGTCACCATCGCCGTTGCCAAAGGCCAAGCCGTGATTGACGCAGGTGATGGAGTCATGGTGTACTCGCGCATTATGGATGGCACCTACCCAGACGTGGCCAAGCTGGTACCCGCTGAGTTCAAAAGCACCATCACGGCCGACCGTCGCCGCTTGACCCGTGCCTTGGAGCGTGTCGCCATCATTGCCGATGCGCACAACTCCGTGGTGAAGCTGGAAGCCGTAGGTGGCACCATTGCCATCACTGCTGAATCAGACGCCAACAACGGCAAGGAGCTGCTCAAGGTGGAAGGCACCGCCAATGGTGCGTGGGCATTCAACGTCCACTACCTGCTAGACGGCATCAAGGCCTTCAAGCCCGCAGAAGCCATCACGCTGCACGCCAATACGGCAACCACACCCGTGGTACTGACACCTAGTGGCGTGGACGGTGTAACTTATCTAGTAATGCCTGTGCAAATTAAGGGCTAATAGGTGGCAAAGAAGAGCACCAACACGGAGATCGACGAACGGGTCAACACCGTTTACGATCTCCTGTTGCGTGCTCATAGCAGGACGCAAATCGTTCGCTACTGTTCGGAGAACTGGGATGTAGGCGAGCGTCAGGCAGAGAATTACATGTCTCGCGCTCGCCAACTCATGGCATTGGATGCAGAGCTAGAGCGGCCGCAGTGGCTAGCTGCTGCTGTCGCTCGCCTGCAAGATTACGAACGTGAAGCACGCGCTAAGGGGAACCTCAGCATTGCAATTAAAGCGCTAGAAGATCAGGCCAAGCTGTTGCGGTTTGAGATGTCATGAGCTTGCTTGCCGGCATCTGCCAACCCGGCAGCTTGCTTGGGTTTATGGATGTCGCAACGCAAGAGGACACGGGCGATCTGCTGCAACGCATCCGCGCTGACCTGCACCCTGGCCAGCTTGCGTTTGTGGATGACAGTGACACGCAGATCCTTGGCATCTCAGCTGGTTATGGCGCCGGCAAGACACGTGCGCTGTGCGCTAAGGCGGTGATGCTGGCCGCGGCCAATCAGGGCTTCATCGGCGCAGTAATGGAGCCGACTGGCCCATTGATCCGCGATATTTGGCAGAACGACTTCGAGAACTTCCTAGAGGCGTATGAGATCCCCTACACCTTCAGGGCGAGCCCGTTGCCTGAATACATGCTGCACCTGCCAGGCGGTGACACCAAGATCCTGTGCCGCAGCTTCGAGAACTGGTCACGCATCATCGGCTTGAACCTTGCCTGGGTGCTGGCCGATGAGATCGACACAGTGACGCCCAGCATTGCCAATAAGGCATTCCCCAAGATCCTTGGCCGCTTGCGCTCCGGCAACGTGCGGCAGTTTGGCGCTGCATCCACACCAGAAGGCTTTCGCTGGATGTGGAACACCTTCGGCAGTGAGGACGCCAAAGGGCGTGCGGATCGCAAGCTCATCAAGATGCGGTCAGCAGACAACCCGCACCTGCCGCCGGACTTTATCGAGCGACTGGAAGCCAACTACGATCCCAACCTGCTGCGGGCCTACCTAGACGGTGAGTTCGTCAACCTCACCACTGGCACCATCTATGACCGCTTCAGCCGCGACAAGCACGTGGTGGTTGAGCTGCCAGACCTAGACCGCGAGCCGCTGCGCATTGGCGTTGATTTCAACGTTGGCAACATGTCCGCCGTGATCGGCATCCGCACTGGCAGCAGCCTGCTACTGATTGATGAGATCAGCGGCGCCCATGACACCGATGCATTGGCGCAAGAGATCCAGGCGCGTTACCCGCAGCGGCGTATCTACATCTACCCAGATGCCAGCGGCGGCAACCGCAGCACCAACGCAAGCCAGACCGATATCCAGATCCTGGAGTCCTACGGCATGTCAAACCAGTCGCCACGTGCAAATCCTCCCGTCCGTGATCGCGTGGCTGCTGTTCAGGCTTTGCTGGAGAACGGCAAGGGCCAGGTCAGGCTCACCATCCACCAGCGCTGCAAGCGACTGATCGAATGCTTAGAACTGCAGTGCTACACCGACAAGGGCGACCCCGACAAGGATGCCGGCCATGATCACATGAATGATGCGCTCGGCTACTTGGTCTGGCGTGAGTTCAACCCATTGCACGCAGGTGCTGGCCGATCTACAGGCATCAGGCTATATTGATTCCGCTAATCATTAACTCTACCCATGCTCAAGGGCGTCGAACTACTCGCCAAGGTCAAAGAACTGGGCAATGCGCCTAAGTCCGAACTGGTGCGCGCTTGCGGCTACGTCATCAAGGATCGCGTGGCATTCACGCAGTTCTATGAAGCGCTGCTGGAAGCCAAAGGCGTTGATCTAGGCAGCAAGACAGCAAAGCGTGGCCGCGGCCTGACCTATAAGGCAAAGGTGCAATTCAACGGCAAGCTGCAAATCGGTGATGGCTACTTGCGCGAGATGGGTTACGAGCCCGGCGCTGAGTTTGACATCAAGATTGGCCGCAATAGCATCACGCTGACTGCTGCTGCCTGAGCGCAGCTTCAATGATGAACGAGCCAAGGCTTGAGACGGTGCGACCCTCGGCCTTGGCTTTTTGCTTGAGAAGCGCTGCTACCGCTACTGGCAGCACCACTTGGACTCGGACACCTTGCGCCATGCTCTGATCGTGGTATGATTTGCGGAGGATCGAACCCGATCCGCGCACACCGTACCGCAAATGGAGGCGTATTACCAATCAGCAGCATGGCAACGCAAGCGCCAGCAGCGCCTTGACCACGATCAACACACCTGCCAAGGCTGCGGCATCACTGCCGCGCAACTAGCAGAGCTGGGCTGGCCATCACTGCAGGTTCACCACAAGAACGCTGGACCGCCGGACTACCGTTACCCATCGTTTGGCAACGAGCAACTTACGGATCTTTTGACCCTGTGCTCTATTTGCCACGACGGCATTACCAATTCAGTCAGGCAACAGCGTTTCAAGTTGGATCCACGCAAGCAAGTGGCATCGGTCAGCGTCGCAGCGCCATCACTTTCTGTTCCATCATCAACAAACCAACGTGTCCAACCTCAATACGATCCAGATCACAATTTTGGGCGAGTCTCCATTGCTGTGCCACAACGGGCAAACAGCCGATCCGCGAAATACCTACGCCAAGGCGATGAAGGCGGTCAGCAGCAAGCGGAAGAAAACTGACGCTGATTACGACGAGATGGCAAGGCTTGAATGGCTTGCTGGGCTCTACCGCTTTCGTGATGAGCTGGTCATTCCCGACTACATGCTTGAAGCCGTGTTTATCAACGGCGCTAAGAAGTCAAAGCGCGGGCCACAAGCTAAGTGCGGCATGTTCTTTACTGAGCACGCACCGCTTGAGTTTCCGGGCAAGCCCACTGAGATCAACGACGACACGCTTAGCGAAATGTTTGCTAGCGGTGAGTTCACTCATACGGTTGGCGTCAAGGTTGGCATGGCCAAGGTCATGCGCACGCGCCCGATGTTTCGCAACTGGAGCCTGAAAGCAACTGCGCAGTTTGATCCTGATGTGCTCAACCTGCGCGACATTGAAGAGATCGCTATTGATGCTGGCAAGCTGGTTGGCCTGGGCGACTGGCGACCCAAGCATGGACGGTTCACTGCTGGCATCCAAGTGGTGTAAGTCCAGATGTGGCGATGCCTGGCTTGGAATGGTGAGTAGAGGCGGGGCGAGTTAAGACAAGGTGCGGCGATGTCAGCACTGAGGGCGAAAGCCCTCTCTGCTGCCTTCATTGGGCAGACTTGGTTTGCTTTAATGCCTAGCGGTTCGGCATGGTTGAGTTGGACTCGGAATGGTGAGCAAGGGTTTGCAATGGCAAGGGCTGACGATCTCAGCGCTGAGGGCTTCGGCCCTCTCCGCTGGGTTCTTAGGAATCCAGATTTGGCGGATCACGGTCTGATGCGGTCTGGTCGGCAGAGGTCTGGTCAGCAGAGGTGAGGTGGGGCAATTGCTGCAGACGGCAGCACTGGGAGCTTCGGCTCCCTCTGCTGCTCTCTTTGGAGAGTAGATGGGGATTGGCAGGATTGGGATGGGTCTGACAAGCTCGGTTGCAACGCGGTGCGGTGCGGTGCGGTAAGGACTGCAGACGGCAGTACGGAGGGTTCACCCTCCCTACTGTTCTCTCGGGAACAGGTTTGGCCTGGTGGTACAAAGTGAGTTCTGTTAATGCGTGGCTGGGCACGGCTAGCCGAGGCTCTCAAGGGTTTGGGTAACACCAAACCCTCTAAACTTTGCCTATTGATGGCGTGTCATGTATTCAGGCTTTGGTTTCTACGATCGACCTATTGCGCAACGCAAGGTAACGCGCGTCCAAGATCCAAGTACGCCTTGGTACGCGATGGAACCGCACTGGATCCTGATTGAGGATCTATTGCAAGGCACTTATCAAATGCGCAAGCGCCATAGGCGCTATCTGCCGCAAGAGCCAAGGGAGTTAGATGAGTCCTACGACAACCGCTTGGCACGCAGTGTTTGCCCGCCGTTCTATCAGCGTCTAGAACGGATGCTGGCAGGGATGCTCACCCGTAAGCCGGTAAGGCTTGACGATACGGCGGATGTGATCCGCGAGCAGCTTTTTGACGTAAACCTTTTGGGAGATGATTTAAATGTCTGGACATTTGAAGCCACACGCAAGATGGTCCGTTATGGCCACGTTGGTGTACTGGTGGATGCACCTGCTGATGGGGGTAGACCCTACTGGGTGACATACACACCACGGCAGATTCTTGGCTGGCGTGGTGAGCAGCAAGAAGGCCGGCAAGTGCTAACGCAGTTGCGGCTAGCCGAGACGGTCACCGTGCCTGATGGTGAGTTCGGCGAGAAGGCAGTCGAGCAAATCCGGGTGCTGACGCCAGGTGAGTTTCAACTGCACCAAAAGCAAGACAACGGCGACTTTAAGGTTGTCGACGAAGGCCGCACAAGCCTTTCTGAGATTCCCTTCTCAGTTGCCTATGCGCAGCGCCATGGCTTTATGGAGTCACGTCCGCCGTTGGAAGACATCGCTGAGCTGAATCTCAAGGCATATCAGATCCAGAGCGATCTCGATAACCAACTTCACATCAGCGCTGTGCCGATGCTGGCGTTTTATGGCTTCCCATCTGCAGCAGAGGAAGTTAGCGCTGGACCTGGCGAGGCGATCGCATTCCCTGCTGATGGCCGCGCTGAATACATTGAACCTGCCGGCCGCAGCTTTGATTATCAGTTCCGCAGGCTTGAGCAGCTTGCACTGCAGATCAACGAGTTAGGCCTGTCGGCAGTGCTGGGCCAGAAGCTATCGGCTGAAACTGCTGAGGCAAAGCGCATTGATCGCAGCCAAGGCGACAGCACCATGATGGTGATTGCACAAAACGTGCAGGATATGATCGACAACTGCTTGCAGTTCCATGCGCAGTACATCGGCAACAACACATCTCCTGGCAGCAGCTATGTCAACCGTGACTTCCTCGGCACACGCCTTGAACCGCAGGAGATTCAAGCGCTGCTGCAGCTTTACACCGCAGGCACCATCACGCAAGAAACCTTACTGCGTGAGCTTGCCGAAGGCGATGTACTAGGCGACGACTTTAACGTGGATGAGGAGCTTGAAGCTACGGCCAATGCGGGGCTTGATCTACAACCTGCTGGATTGGGTGACCGACCGCTTAGTGGACCTGATGATCTGGATGGAACCGAGGAAACCGAGGAGGCAAGAGCTTGATTATCACATCAGCGCCTTGCCGGAACAGGTCTTAGCCATCGTGCGCATCAGCTGGTACAAGGAAGGCAAACCAGATGAAATTGACGAAACAATCCTGTACGAAGACGGCCAAAATGGTTACGACGCATTCGCTGCATTGGTCACTACTGCATTGAACCGCGGCGCTAATGTCAGCATCCGCAGCGGCTATCAACCGGAAGATCTTGGCATTGAACGATGAGCACACCAGAAGCGCTCTACCGCAATGCAATAGACCTCAACCGCTACAGCAATAGCGTTGCGCGGCGTGTCATCAATGCTTACAACGACATCATCATTGATGCGGTCAATCAACTGCGCACCATTGATGAGCTGTCGGCGCCAGTCAAAGCAGCACGGTTGCGGGCGATCCTTGCTCAGTTAAAAGACAGCCTGGCAACATGGGCAGGTGATGCAACTGAGCTGACAGCATTAGAGCTGCAAGGCATTGCAGAGCTGCAGTCGGAGTTTGTGACCGATCAACTGCGGCGTGCATTGCCAGCAGGTGCACGTGATGCGGTGCGCACCGTTGAGATCAGCCCGCAGTTCGCGCAGTCAGTGGTGACCACTGATCCAACGCAGATCAATGTGGTGGCGTTGTCGGACGACTTGTTCAAGTCTGTCTATGGCGCGGAAGCCCTAGCGCAGCAGGCTGGCACCGGCACGTTCAGCCTCACCGCTGCCAAAGGCGCCACAATCACACTGCCCAATGGCGAAGTGGTCACCAAAGCATTTCGCGGCATTGCCGTTGATCAGGCTGAGCGGTTTAGCCAAGTCGTGCGGCAAGGCTTGCTGACTGGTGAGCCGACGCCAGCCATTGCCAAGCGGCTGATCGGAAACCTTGAATTTGGCGAAGAGGCAAAGACCGTGAAGCAGCTAGTTGCAGCAGGCGGCCAAGCAACAGCAGTTGCCGACAATCAGATCGTTAGCATTGTGCGAACCAGCATCAACCAAGTAGCCAATGCAGCTAGTCAACAGGTGTATGAAGCCAATCAAGACATCACTAAGAAGTATCGCTATGTGGCAACACTGGATACCCGCACCAGCAGCATTTGCCGTGCATTGGATGGCCGCGAGTTTGAATATGGCAAGGGCCCGACTCCGCCGCAGCATTTCAACTGCAGATCAACCACGGTGCCGGTGATTGACTACGACGAGCTAGGATTCACACCACCACCACCAGCAAAGCGTGCATCAGCAGGCGGCCAAGTGCCGGCGGATCGGACTTACGGGCAATGGCTGGCAAAGCAAGATCTTGAGACCAAGGCCAAGGCGTTGGGCGCCAACAAAGTGCCCTACTTCAATCGTCTTGCCGACAAGTATGGCCCGACTGATGCCATCGCCAAGCTAGTTCGTGATGACGGCTCAGAGCTAACCTTAGATCAGCTCCGTGCACGATATGGACCTGCCTAGCCTGCGTCATTTTCAGAATGCTGGCATCTACTTCATCTCAAGTGATCCCGTAGAAGCCCTGCATGGCGAGGCATGGGTACCAGCTATCTACACCGACAAGGGTTGGGCAACAGCAGACGGCTCTACACTGTTAACAGGTATTGAGGAATGGCGGGATGCCACTGAAGCGGGGCAAGTCGCAGGCTGCAGTATCAGCCAACATCAAAACCGAGATGAAAAAAGGCAAGCCGCAAAAGCA